ACCGGTGGCGAGCGGGGATTTTCCGAACTTGGTGGGCCCCACATACTGGAAGAAAGAGAAAGTGCACTCTGGTTATGCAATTGGGCCGTTAATGAATGGGCTTTATGTTAATGTAAATGTATATTGGGCTTGAGTAAAAAAAAAATAGTTGGGCTCAAATAAAATACAATATTATTTAATTATATATCTGAATACGTATAAATACGTGTTCATACATCTGAATTCATAAATACATCGTATTCATCACCTACATCTATATCCTCAACTGGTGCCTCTTCCATCATGAGTATGTCTATAACTTGTACCATATCTTCTTGCCTGAATTCCCAAATATTTGAGTGTTTGTACATTATTTTGAGGCAGTGTTTTATGCCTTCTTCTAGGCTGTTAAAGTCGATTGGTGGGATGAGCCCTTGGTGCCTGTAAGGGATCATGAATTTCTTCTTGGCTAATGCTGGTGATCGTGTTGAGCTTAGTTCGACCTGAACAAGGAAGGAAGTGTCTGCTTCCAATTTGACATCTATTTTGAATTCCAGACCCCTGTTGTTGTTGTATTTGATAGTCATTCTTATTTGGTGTGGATTGTACATGAGTTTGATCTGCTTAAATAATGCAAGTAATGTTGATACATGGACTGGATTGATTTACGTGTTTCATTGTTGGTCATATAGGTTATAGTGGAGATATTTGTCATTGATAGTGACATTACTAACAATGTTAATTACTTTTACTAATGACATAATAATCAAGATTATTATGAATAAGTAAAAATTAAAAGAAAAATAGAAAAGAAAATAAAAAATGTGAAGAAAATAAAATAAAAAAAGAAAGAAGACAATAGACATAAACACAAACAAACATATACTAAGAAAAGAAAAGGGAGCGCAGCGAAAAAAAAACATAGATTCTAAAGCAATAGAAGCAAGAAAACAGAAAAAAAAGAAAAAGACAAATAAACAATTAAAACAAAATGAATAAAATAAAACAGTAAAAACATGGCCATGTTTTTACCGCGCGGTTAAAAAAATAAATTACATTCACCTCAAAGGTAAATAATTAGGACCCCAAAGGTAAATGAGGACCCGATACATCGGTGCCTCTATGAGGTCCTCAATAATTACATTCCAAAAATACCCTTATCCCTGTGTCTGAAAGGCGCGTGGTATTGCGCTGAAAAAGTTAAGTTTCTCTCTCCAAAAACCCCCCGGAGCTCCGATTGAGGGCCTTCCGGTCATCAATTTGCGACACGCGCGGCGGTGTGTACCCCTGGGAGGGTAGAAACCACTACGCTACGCAGCAGCCTTAGCTACGCCGGAGCTTAGCTCGCCACCGTTATAATATT